GTGTTGAATGTTATAGTTATTGAACCTAATAAAGTACCTGTTAAATCATCTGATACATCTACTTTATAATAATCTATTTTTAGTGCCGAGCTTGTTCCATCAGTTCTTAAAGTAAGGGAGTTACCAAATTGTAAATTTTCAAAATTGGTTGATCTAAAGAAACCTATTGGATATAGTGAACTCGTTACTTCTTCAAATGTATCTGTTAGTGTAGTTGTAAAGTCTATTTGCGCTCCCGCACTTGGATAACGTGGGTCACTTGTTAATTCTACTAAATCCATAAAGTTACCGAATCCAGCTACGGGATCATCTATACCACTATCGAAACCTGTTGTATACGCTATTCTTGATACTACATCTTCATCTATATAGTTTTTGAAGTCTATCGCTGTTGTTTTTCTTTCGCCTGCATCTTCATCACTATAGAATGTTATAATATCTGCATCTTTTATATCGGGTTTAGATGTTAAAGCTGATGGGTTTCTATCTCGTTTATTTTGTTCTAATGCATCTGTTACCCCATCTATTCTTTGTACTTCTGATGGTGGTATTTCTACATCAGACCCATCGACATTTTGTTGTATCGTAAAATTAGCTAATGTCATTGCTTCATCTAAGTTGCTATCAACCTTATTTAAAAACCTTACAGTACCTTTCAATATAGCTTCGGGGATTCCTGTATCTAATTTAGTTACATCACTACCAAAGTTATACTCGTATCTAAACCACGTTTGTTCATCACCATCAACATCAACTAAAACAGTTGATTTAAAGCCTGCACTTTTTCTATCAGGAATAAACCCATCTGACCTTAGAAAGTCGATGGAACACGTGTAATTATCCGTGTCAAACGGTGCTTGTATTCTAAGAGTAGGACTACCATTAGCCCCCCCTTGTATCTCTACTGGATCTTGTGTCTTAATTGTTGTATCTGCATTAAATTCCAGTAAATATATTCTACTCATCTAATCATCTCCTATCTTTGATGAATATTTTAATTGATTCTATAATCGTTATTGCTATTACAAAATACATAATTTCCTTTAATAAAATAGGCATAGTATTGTATCTTATAACGAGCATATTAGACCATCTATATATCACATATAATAAATAGCCCAACGTTGCTACTCTTAATATTTGCAATGTTTTTATCATTAATATCTCTCCTCAGTGAAGTTGAAATATATCTTACTTATATTTTCAAAATCTTCATTATATTTTATTTGATTGACTGCTAGATATAGATTACCGTTCGCATCTCCTAAAGCCCAATTTAACGGAATACCGCTTGAACCTATTGGATTATCTAATTCGATATAAGGTGCATTAACATCTGCACTATATACTTGCCCTATACTATTACCCTTAACGAATTTATTATCTGATATGTTATATCTTTCATCAGTAGTATATATAACTAAACTTTCAAAATTGCCATCTTTGAAATTGATCAAGTTATTATTCTTAGTCAAGTAATCTCCTACTACAAAGTCTTGTACTCTAGTCTGTCTAGGCAATACCATTAGTTGATAAGTTAGTTCTAGTATCTCCGATTGGTTTTTATATGTTCTAAATAACTCAGTATCAATTAACGAATCAGCACTTAATGGCGAATCTATAACTGGTAATAAACTAGGGTCACTTGTAAAGTCATTAATATATTTCACTTTGAAGTCTTGAATCCTAGCATCATCATCTGTATATACAACTGTTTTATTATAATACTTATCAATTGTTCCACTTGTATCTGTTATTAATTGCTTACCTGCGTTTCTAAAGTTCTTGAATCCAAACCAAAACGCCATCGAGTTACCGCCTGCATAAGATACTACAGGTCTATATAAAGCATCATTACTTATTACTTGACCAGGTATCTCTGGGCTTTGATAAGCAACTGCGTATATCGGTTTATCAAATGTTGACACACCGTTAACACCAAATGTATTAGCAAACACATTGACACCTAATGTAGTAACGTATGAATCGTTTGTTTTAGCAACAGTATCTAATATAATATATTGCTTAATTAATTCATTTCTAACTAGTGTACTCTGAACTTCGTATAACTTAGGCTCACTGTTTAAACCTATAAAATCACTAACCTTTTGGTAATCCTTAGTCCAATGGTATAAAACCTCGAAATGATCAGGATATGTAACACGTTCTACATCTGTTAATATAAACCCATCAGCGGTGTAAGAACCTTTAGGATATATTTTAACAAGTTCAGTAATAAACGTTGCTTTAGTGTTTGTATCTGTTTGACCTAATCTATTTGCTCTACTCAATGCTGAATCTAATACTCTATCACTTGCTATGAATGAATCGCTTTGCCCGAATATTAACGTGCTTGGTGTGTTAGTTTCGCTTATGTCTACTCTATCCACTTCTTGAATAGCATCAATCTTAGCACTGTAATACGGTCTTATTCTAATATCAGCTGGATTAAACCCGAAAATATCTTGTGCGATAATCCCGTTTTCTGCAAGTGTTGCTAAGTATACATTAAATAAATTTGTTTGAGCAATAGTTTCATCTAATTCTCGTAATAAATCAGTTATCTCATTATCACCTTGTTTATACTGTATAGTAGTGTTTTGTGCTAACTCCAAAGGGTCAGATGCTATCTCATCCAAATCACTTCTTATCTCAACTTCTAGTACACGTTTAGTAATATCAAAAGTACCAGTAGTTTCAAGTTCGCCAAAGACTAAATAGTTTATCTCAGCTTCTACTTTGATAAGTATGTCTATTTCGTCACCTGTTTCTATAATCGTATCATCAAGATTAACCAACCTCGTATCACTACTACCATTAAGCCATCCAGTTGGGCTAGGTTCAACAACGAAACTTGTACCTTTGCTAAAACTGTATATCTGATTTGTTCCAGTTACATTTAATGATTGTGCATACTTGCTTGTGTTTTGTACTTCTTGTTTGAAATAGTTATCACTATCTTTGTCCACTAATGATTGTAATTCATTATAGTAATCAGCATCTAATATGAAATTACCGTTTATATCTCTTGTTAATCTAGGATAACCATTGATTCCCGGCAGCCTAAATATCTCTACAAATGCTTCTTTCATTGTTCTACCTGTTAAGTATTGATCTGGAACAATAACTTTAGCCAACTTCACTCTAAGTGTCGCATCAACTAAATCTATAACCTTACCACTTACTACGTGTAACGTATCTCTAAATGGTACAGTTTCAATTATAATGTCAACTATATCCTCAGCGGTATATTGTGTACCACTTGATAATTGAACAAACGCACGATTAGGCATTGGGTATCTTTCAAGAATCTTAGTTAATTCTATAAGTTGAATCTTATGCTCATAGTACAGCATCTCTTGTTTGTCTACTACCTCGCTTATATCGCTGTCTACCCACCAGTATTCGTGAATACCTTGTATTAATACATCAACTAGAGTAAATGGCTCATATCGAGTTTTACGAGTTGAGAATGGAATCAATATAGTTCCTATATCTAACGCATCTTGAATAGATGTAAGAGTAGGATATTGTGTAGGTTTTTCAAATGTCGAACCTATTTTTAACGTGGTTATCATAACATCGACCTACTTTCATTTATCCTATTACCTCTTAACTCTCTACGATATTCAGCTTCTTTATTGTCTAATCCTCGTTGTCTTACTAATTCGTACCTGTCTATACCAAAGTCTATAATTGCTGACCCTGCCGCAACTCCTGCTGCAACTGGGCTAAAAGCTAGTCCAACACCTATTTGCGCTGCTATACCAAAACCTTTTTTTGCTCTATTTATAGACCTTTGTAAATCTGTTCTTCCTGTAAAATTACCTACATTACCAGTAAAAGAATCGAATACAGTTTTTGCACCTATACCAATCATCCCAACTAATGCTAAATCTTTGAATGCTTGGGCTTGTTCAAATAAGTTACCACTATTAAACGCTGATGGTGTATTAATCTGTGGAGTTGTAACAGGTCCGAAATCACCGGGACCTGTATTAATAAATAAGTTTAAATCTTGTCTAGTTGCCATCTATTGTGTCCACTATATCAAATGCCATCGTAAGATACTGCCCATTGTTATCGTTTATTACTCCACCAGTTAATAATACCGTTCTATCGGGGATGTTCCCAAACGGTGCAAACACTCTTCTCATAATGTATTTTTTATTTAGTTTACCATTAATCATTATTTCTCCAAACAATGCATTACCTAGTTTATCATTTTGGTAAAATATAACTGTATTATACCCGTATGCTGAATCAACCGCTACATTATCCGTTTTGCTTCCAGTTAATACAAATCCCGATGATGCAAGCTTGTTCTTTTTATGTGAACTACCTAACTTCCTAATAGGGAAATAATTAGCGTCCTCATCTGCATCTTCTATTTGCCTTAGTAATACTTGCAAACTATTACCAAAGAATATACCTATACCACTTAGCACCCCAATTTGCATTGAAACTAAAGTACGTTTTTTTCCACTAACTGTACTAACAACGCTATTCATAGTGATATTATATCCAGTTGTTACGATATTGTATTGAATTTTATCAACATCTAACGTAGCCAAAGGTTTATCAACTAACATTTTCCTAAACCAATCAATAGCTTTACGTTCACTTAATTGCGGGTCAACCTCTTCGTCTTCACCAGTCAGCGCAATAGTTAATGTGAATACCCATTCATAAGCATCTATGTCAGGTACGTTCTTAGGCGCATCCGTTCCGTTAATCATAGATGGTACATAACTCGCTTTATAACTCTTAACAGAATTAGGTATGAAGTCGTGTCTAAACTCTGTTCCTGATTGTTGTATGAATTGACCCATGATAAAAAACTTACCTTGCGGGTTCTTATTTAATGTAGTTGTAAAATAATCTTGTATGGCATCTAAAAATGTCATATAATCACTTCCTTAATCCCTCTAAAAATCTATCGTTTTGTGCAGGGAAGTCTTTACTCTTCTCTACTAATTCTTTATAGTTAATCGTTTCGCTATTAAAATTATTGTTATAATATCCATCGATATATCTTGCGGTATTACCGGTGACACCAGTACTCCACCAACCCTTATGTTTATCACTTCTTTTAGTTCCACTCTCTAAAAAGATATTATAAGGTGATACAACCCCACGAGATGTCAACAACCACCCGTTAGGTTGTCTTTCAATCGTAATAGACCTTAATGTATTACCAGTATCGAATGGGGCTGTTAATTGAGCGATTTCTAAAAGTCTTGCTCCTAGCATTAATTCGTTCACGATAACTTGATAACCGTTATATCTCGGTTTCTTCGCTTTCTAATAGCGCCTAGTTCTTGCGATGGTTCTTCCGTTACTGTGTAATCCATCATTTCTGATATCCCTTTATATTCTTTTTCAAGTTGCGATATTCGATAGGTGTCGATAATTTCTCCATTATCTACTAATATATTTGTCGCCCATACTTTAACTTTCACTGTATCTGTATCTAATGTTAATGTTTGATCGTATGCCACTTGATCTAAAGCGCCAGAAATTTCCTCATCTGCATCATACTGTAATACATTAATAAGCGCTTCATTTAGTTGGATTATCCAAACACCTGAACTATTTAATATAGCAATTTGACCTATATCGTATGTAATATCTGCGTTATTAGATTCGTAATTATTAGTATCACATACATATCCATCATCAGCTTGAACTATAGTTTCATTCTTTCTCCAAAGCCCACCTGCATATGTAACGGTATCTCCTTTATCAAAAATATTACTAGCTTCTGCCGATATGAAATCATTTTCATCACAAGTATAATGGTCACCTGTTGAGTTTCCAGAACTAGGTAAATCTCCACCTGTTGTACTTGAACTTGAACCAAACGTCCCTTTATCAGTTATGTTACCGAAATTAAAGTCAGGCACATCACCCTCCGTTGTACTTAGTACCGAGCCAAACGTTCCTATATAGTTATAATCACTCGCTTCTAATTCTACACCTACTAGATTAAACTTATAATCAGCACCAGCTACTACATCCACAAATCCAACACTTCTTGCATCTTCGGAAGTTCCCGGAAATGGTAAACCGAATATAGGGTCATAAATACCAGGTTCTAACTCTGGATTTATTTGAGTAACTAATATATCAATCTTAACTTTAGATTCTAAATACTTATCGCCACGTATATCCTCGCCACGTTGAGCTATCAATAAACTATCGGTAGATATAACTTTGCTTCCATCTGTCATAAGCCATCCTGCTATAAGTTGATTACCTACAAATTGACCTTTAACAACGTTTCTATATCTAAAGAAACTAGGTGTGTCACCCATTATTTTAGTTGTTTTGTCAAATGGTAAGTGGAAAGCCTTATTCCAATTCTTTTTACCCTCGTCATTAACTCTTCTTTTACCCATCTTGATACACTCTAACCTTATCATTGGGGTCAACAGTGAAAGCATAACTCCCTTTATGCCAAAGTAAATCTTCTAATAAATCATCTTTAGCATTTGGACTAATACCATTCTCTAGTAAATCCTTGTCAAAGTTATATACCCAATCTATTTGACTGTATAAGGCTCTTTCTATACTATCTCTACCTGCTTGTGTGCGGTCTATCTTAAATAGTATAACCTCTTTATTGTTTGGGTTATAAGGGCTTTTTAGTAAATCACGATATACATTTCGACTTTGTTTTTTAAGGAACTTATCCTCATCTGTTGGTGACCAGTCTTCATACTCTAGTCCTGATTCAGTACCTAAGATGTTTTTAATTCCTTTTGTAGTTGGTAAGTATCTTTGAGTTGCTACATCCCATTTTAAATTATCCGTGCTAGTAGGCAAGAACTCGCTACCATCATCTTTTGTATCGCCTGTTATAAAACCTCCATAACATCTATACATATAATCACCTCTTTATTAAAGAAGCCCCACGTTATGTAGGGCTAAGTTTTATTTATTTTTTAGTTATCTCTTTTGGTATGTTTGGTTTCTTTATTGCTGGTTTAACTTCTTCAAGCAATATAAATCTATCATTCAATTTTAACCTTGCAATTTGTTTTGCATCTGTGTATGTTATTATCTGCCCTGTATTTCTATACTTAAATATTGCTTTAGCCATCTATCTCACTCCTATGTAGTTCTTGCTTTAACTCTTGAACCTTTTGAATCTGTTAATGCGTTTGCATATACTTCTCTACCTTGTAATGCTGATGCTCCAATATGAGTACCATTTTTCAAGTCATTAATTGTTGGTGGTACTATCCATTCGTCTACTTTTTGAGCCCAGAAATGTGAGAACGTGATATATTCTACTGTCATACCATTCTTAGCTACATTTACTCCTGCAGCTGCTACAATACCTAAGTTAGATGAACGCACTACTTCTGCCCCACGAATTTCATTAACTACACCACTCATTGCTCTTTCAGAACCTATACTAGATGCTGTGTTAGTGTACTTAGTATCTTGTAGTAATAGTGTTTCGATTGCTACACTGATTGCAATAGTAATATCTTCTGGATCTACACCATCATCAATCATTTCTCCTACTGATGTTGCGATAGCATTATATACAGTTGTATTAGTTAATGCTGTTGCTGATGTTTCAAAAGTCGGATTTGCTGTGTTAGTTTGTCCGCCACCTGTATCTTGTGCTACTGTACTATCTCTAATAACTGCGATTGCGTCTAATTCTAATTGACGTTGCATTTTGAATGCACCTGATTCTAGTCTTTGTGCGATTAATCCATCTGGTACTGCTTGTGCTTCATAACCATCGATTAACTCATTGATTACATTGTTTTTATTAACTGTGATTGGTAGATATACAGTTGCACCAGTTGTTAATGCTGCACCAGTTACTACATCATAAGCTGCCAATGTAACTTCTGTATCTCTAACTGCTACTTTTACCGCACCAGCTTTTGGGTCACCCTCATAATCTGAACCAAAGAACTGACGTATATTGTTTTTAAGTCTAAATAATTTTTTAATCGTTGCGGGATAACGCTCTTGTAATTCATGTGTACCATCTGTTGGTAATTTTGGATTCGCGAACATTTGAATGTTCAATAATAATAGTTTTTTCATAGTTTTAATTCTCCTCTTTATTGTTGTCGCAACTTCCCTCTATCTATCAATATTTGCTCCACTGCTGAAACTTCTGGAACTTGTGTAACTACTCTAGGTTGCCCTGTTGTGATAGGTGCTTTAGTTTGTGGTTGTTGTTCAGCATTGAATCTGTTAGGGTTAGCAAGTTTATATTCCTCACTTGCTTGTGCAAATGTCTTATCATCACTTACTAATTTGTTAATTTGA